TTGTATGGCAGGCGCCCAGCGGCTGAATCAGCAATTACGCCAACTGCTGAAGAAACAACTGAAAGTTGACCATTAGAAACGGCAGCACCTGGAGCAAGTTTGGCTGCGGTAATACTCGCATCAACTATGTTGTTGGCATTGATAATGTTTGTTGCAAGTAGGTTACCAGTAATTTGACCTGTTGCAATCAGGTTGCCAGTGATTGTGGCTGCTACAATATTATTGGCACGAATGACATTATCAGCTAAATCATTACCAAGAATTGCATTATCTACAATATTGTTGGCATTAATAATATTGGTGGAAAGAGTATTTCCTGTAACTGCACCTGCTGCTATTTTTGGTGAGGTGATTGAACCATCTGCGATATCAGCGGCGATTACTGTGCCGTCTGCGATGGAATCTGCTGTGACTTTATTAAGAGGCATTGTTTATCCTATAATCTATAATGATATATTTATGCTCTATTTATAAGAAAATAACCCTGCCGAAGCAGGGCTATTTAGATACTACGCTTCAATTGGCATCTGTGGGTTTTGTTCACACACAAAATTGATGTATTCCACAGCATCTTCTTCACAAGTAAAATAACGAACAATAGTTTGGCCTGTGAAGCAGGATGTAAAGACAAGCAATATATTGTCCTCACGATAAACTGAGAACTTTATTGCCCATCCATTACGAACAACCGGGCTAAAACTCCGTGAGTTATTTCTTATGTCCAACATTAGCAAAACTCTTGAGGGTGCCAGTTTGAATGATTTCTTTTGCATTTTCTGTTACGGTATCTACTACTTCCTTTGCTTTATCTAGGTATGTAGTGGATTCTTTACCTGCAAATGCACCAAAGGCATCAAAGGTTGCTACTGTTGCCTTGTATTGAGCATCAATAACTGCTACTGCAAAGTCTTGGCTTTTCTTGGTATATTCTTTCACATCTTTTGCAACAGCATATGTAGCAAATTGGTCAGCGAAATACTTGGTGGTTTCTTGAATGGTGTTTAGGTTAAACATGGTAATATCCTTAGTGATTAATAATTAAATGAAGTATGACGCTCAAATTCTCTAATCAATCTTTCAACATCAGCCTGTGATAATGGCTGACGACTGGCAATATAACTTTCTAGTATAGATTGCCTGTCAATGGTGAATAGTGATAAAATTTTATTAAGCATTTTTTTCTCCGTAGACCTCTTAATGAGCATCTATATGGAGTATATAGTAATTTATGTTGCAATGCAATATGTTTTTATCACTATCGCCTAGACTTTATCACCTGGTGAAATCAATCATTAGCATCTTCATATCTCATTTTGGCAAGAATATAATCTTTTACTAAACTTGACCGAACAATGTCATCAGCGGTAAATTCAATTTTGGTAAATGCTTTCATATGCATGGCAATATCAAAAAACTTCAATATGCCTGACATATCATTTTTCTTTTTATTCAAATCGGTTTGCCTGTAATCACCACACCAAATAATCTTTGACATATGGCCAACACGGGTCATTACTGTATCAATTTCTTCAAAGGTAAGGTTCTGCATTTCATCTACAATAATAATGGCATTATCAAATGACATACCACGAATGAATGATGTAGATATAAACTCAATGTGGCCTTGTTCCTCTAGTCTATCCCATGCATCCTTGCGACCAAATAGTGTTTCACATATCTGGCGATAAGGTTGTTGATAGATGTCCATCTTTTCATTTACATCGCCGGGTAAATGACCAATCTCCCGTGATTGCACGGCAGACCTAACTACAATGATTTTGGTAAATGGGTTTGATTTGTCTAAAACTTCTTCAAGTGCTTTATATAAGGCACAAAATGTTTTACCTGTGCCTGCAACACCATGTAGTGCTACAAAATAATCTTGGCGTTTGTATGCTTCAAAAAATAATCTTTGGTTTTCTGTGAGTGGTTGGAAGGTTTTGAGGTCATCAATTCGTATGCGTAATTGATTGGATTTGTTAACTGGTTTCAGTTCTGTTACATTGTCGATTAGAGCTTTGTTGCGAGCCATTTATTTTTCCTAATACATGAGATTTGTGAATTTTACAGGTCACCCATGAGTTATAGTATTGTTCACTTAATAGAGCATGGCGATAGAATATCTCAAATGTTTCCCAATAGCTACACTCTGACCTAGATTTGCATAAATGTAGAATTTCTCTTGTGTATGCATCCTCCCCATTTTGTTTGACTTCTTCTTTTAATACTTCGTTGGAACCCCAATAGGTTAACCAATCACTTGATACTCTGCTCTTTTTCTTTTTGCCTTTTACTTGCCTCGTTTTAGATTTAGTAAAAAATTTCTTACCGATATACTTTCGGCCTGTTGAAATGTGTGTGATAAGATACACAAAACCGTAATGGTCTTGTATATCTTCTTCTTTGAATTGTTCTGCTGTATTATAATGAAACCACATCAATAATCATCATCCTGTTCCAGTTCATCTTCCATTATATATGTGGAACAGAACGGACAGTATTGAGGATTATCTTCTACTACTCTTTCATCATATTCAATCTTAAACTTTGAATCACACTCAGAACATTTGTGCTTTAATACGGTCATTAATTACACCATGATTGCTTGGCTTCACCAAAATACTCACGAGCAAAACCATTTTGAATTAAACCTGCACGAACACTTTGACCATTAACAATGATATCACCTAATACACGACCACCAAATTTATCCCATGCATACAATGTTACTTGTATTTTTCCGCCTTGTGAAATAAGTTGTGATGTGTATTTACTGGCTAATTGAGCTCTTTGGTCTTCCTGTGGGCATTGTGCTCTATGACCTTTCTCAGGAGTATCAACACCAAAAATACGAACCGCTAATTCTGGTTTCAATGGTGCAGGCAAAAATGGTGCTGAGATAACAATTGTATCACCATCACTTACACGGACAATCTGTGCATCGTATGTAACTCCCTTTGGAGTTTTTTGTGCAAATGCTAACAACGGCATTGCTAATAATACAAGTAATAATTTTTTCATTTTATTTCCTATTAATTTTTGCTAATTTCAAATAACTTAGTGTTTTAATCCAAAACCAACCCATGTCAAATTCAAACCATTTCTCGGATAGTTTTGCACTTGCTGGTTTATTATGATGGTTGTTATGTAGTTCTTCACCACCAATAATTAAACCAATTGGTATAATGTTTTTAGATGTGTCGTTTGTTTCTGTATTACGATAACCCCAATAATGGCCAATACCATTGACCACACCTGCAGCCCAAAATGGGATCCATATCATTTGAATACCCCATACAAGTAAACCCCACCAAGAAAAACAAAGTAAATTTATTAGTAATAACAAAGTAATTCCTAGACGAGAATGTTTGCTATATATATTCTTCTCAACCCAATCGTCAGGTGTTCCTTTGCCGTATGCTTCAACCATTAATTTATCTTTTGATGCTTCGTGATATAGAAATGCACCACCAAATAATACACGCCAAATGCCAAATATTTTTGGTGAGTGTGGGTCACCTTTTTGGTCGGTCATCTGATGGTGTTTACGGTGTATAGCAACCCATTGCTTTGTGACCATGCCTGTTGTAAGCCATAGCCAAAATCGTATGAGATGTTCTAATACAGGATTAAATGTTACTGCTCGATGTGCTTGACTGCGATGGAGATACATTGTAACACAAAGAATGGTGATGTGGGTCATCACCAATGTGTAGAGAATTAACATTAGGCGGCTTTACCCCAAACATCGTCCCATGTACCACTTAATGCACCCTTAGAATAATCTGTTGAACGGTTTTCAAAAAAGTTAGTGTGTGTTGGAGCATTAATCATTTCTTCAACCCATGGCAATGGATTGCGTTTGACTTTGAAAATGCCTTTCATGCCTAGGCCAATTAATCTGCGGTCAGCAATATAACGAATATATTGTTTAACATCAGCAGGTGTTAGACCTTCCATTTCACCCATACTAAAAGCAAGGTCAATGAATTTATCTTCTAATTCAACCATTTTTTCTGCAATGGCATAGATAGATTGTTTTAATTCATCATTCCATATTTCGGTGTTCTCATGCACATAGGTCTTAAATAGTTTCATCATGGACTCAGCGTGCATTGTTTCATCAACGATTGACCATGTAATGATTTGACCCATGCCTTTCATTTTACCTTGGCGTGGAAAGTTTAGTAACATAATGAATGAGCTAAACAACTGCATACCTTCTGTAAAGGCTGAAAATACTGCAATATGTCGTGCTGTGTTTTCTTTGGTGCCATTCTTATCTGAAATATCAAGCACATAATCATGCTTGTCTTTCATCTCCTGATACTCCATAAAATCATTATAGGTTGTGTCAGGCAGACCCAATGTTTCAATTAGGTGTGAATAAGCCGCAATATGTAATGCCTCACGAGCAGCAAAGCCCATCAACATCATTCTTACTTCTGGTTGTGGAAAATATGGTAGATAGTTCTTTACATAACCACCTGCCACATCAATGTCACCTTGCGTGAAGAAACGGAAAATATTGGTTAAAAAGTGTTTCTCAGCTGGTGTGAGTTTCTTTTTCCAATCTTTCACATCTTCAAGCATTGGCACTTCTGTGTGTAACCAATGTGATTGCTCATGCTTCAACCATGCCTCATATGCCCATGGATAATTGAACGGTTTAAAACTGTTGCGTGTATCTGTTAATTTACTTTCTGTTTTCTTAATCATCTTTTCTCTCATACATTACTGTGTTGGTGTTTCCTAGTGCCCATTTGGCCTCGGTTTCTACTGACCATCTCTTAGTTGCTACTCTAAAATCTGGCATCTTTAATTCTTTTGGGTTACTACTTGGTTCTAATATAATCAACCTATTATTTGGTTGAGCAGCAAACTGCCCGTTATCACACATAACAAAATTATAAGACTTGTGATCCTCAACATCTTCGGAAAAGCCAGTATCAAGAGTATTAAAATCAGGATGGGCACTATCAACTGTGAAAAGGTATATCCCATACATCCAATCTCCATTTTTCAACTTAAACTTACATT